TTTTGATTAAGTCAACTCTGAGTGTGTAAGCACTGCCGTCCTGTTTGCGTCCCACAGCACCGACGCTGTACTTGCAGTCGGCAGGGATGTCGTTGACCATTCCGGCCAATGCCTCAGTGGTGGGTGCTTCGAGCACGGCTGTACCATTCAGCAATAGTTCGGCCACATGTGCCGGCTGTTCTTTTTCAGTCGTCTTGCTCATCGTCAATAAAGATTTCGTTAGGAGTTGTGCAATTATAATAGAACATCTGGCGATGCGCTGGCTTATCCATGATGAAGGCGATGTCGCTGAAACTGAACTCATACTGAATCGGTGCGATTTCGTCGCCTTCCTCAGTCGTGCCTTCGCTTATGCGCTGCCAGGTAGCTTTCATGAAGTCGCTGATAGTCTTGCGGACGGCCAGCGTCATGTCGGCCAACTCCTGGCGGCTGCGGCACACCATCAGGATGCTGATGTTCACCTTGTCTTCCGGGCTTTCACTCCATGAATCCTTGGTCATATCACCCTCGCTTCCACCGTCGTTGTTCACCACGATGTAGGGCAGTTCCACGTTCTCCATGTCGTAGTCAGGATCAGCCACGTTGTTGTAGATGTCACCCGCAGGCAACTTCGCCAACAGCTTGCTGTTCGACTTGATAGCCCTGATGAAGAAAGAATCAGTCAGCAGTCCCATGTTCTGTATTTGCTTACTCTGTTAATTGTTGATTTGATACATCTCTCTCCCCTGGGGAGTGGCGGTCACACGGTCTTTGCTTTTGCATTGAGGGCGACCGCCACAGGAACTAAGCCCAGAGAATTGAGAGTCTGAGAGAGTTTAGTGAGTTGTCGGTTCCTCCACGAGCTTGATGAGCTTGAAGGCCTGAACTGCGCCCGTGCCGTTGACCTTGGCCGACAGCTCTGTCAGAGAGAAGTCGGTGCTCACACCAACGAACACGGTGCCTGCGTTGAAAGCGGCCTCCGATGCAGCGTCGATGTTGAAGCGGAACTCACCATGCTGCTGCATAGCCTCGTAAGAGAACTTACCGATACCGATGTAGCGGTCATTCTCCTTGCTGGCCTCGCCGCTGGCGTTGATGGTGTAGTTGATGAACGGAGACACGATGTAGGCGTAGGTCTGTGCAATCTTGCCACCCTCGATGACAGTCTTGTCGCCACCCTGTCCTGCAAGGAGCTTGGTGAAGGCAAGGTTGGTCTCAGTCACCTTGTCCATGATGAACGTGGTGGCACCGTCGGGGATAGCGTCCTCGATGGCAGCAGCCTTCAGAGCCAGGTTCTTACCGATGTTCTCGTCGAGAGTTACCTCCTCGGCTGTCAGACCGGCGAATGGACCCTGCATCTTGGCGTAGTTGCCGTGAGCATACACGTGGAGAGCCTTGAACATAGCCCAGCCCTTCTGAAGTTTGAAGGTGATGAAGGCCACGATGTCGAAAGCGGCATTGTCGATGGCACGATGAGAGACGGCTACGCTGGCAGCAACGCGCTGTGGGTTAGCCTGGAGTTTGTCGAAGGTCAGCTTCTGAGAGCCAATCTTCTGGACCTCACCATTGACGGTGAACTTCACGTCGTTGGTGCTGTAAGGTACAATCTCGTTGCCTGTCACGCCAGTGGCCTGCTTCAGGTCGGCTGGCAGTTCAAGACCGGCTACCTTGGTGTCGATAATATCGGCAATGGTGGTGGGGATCAAGCCGCCAGCCTCCAGGTTGCCGTTCACGTTCTGGTCACCGCCAGTGGTCACGGCGTTAGCCAGTACGGTGGTAGCGTTCTCGCGCTTCTCCACGCACTTCTTCAGCATCTCGCGGAGCTGCTTGCCCTTCTCCTCGTTGCTGCGGATGTTCTTCAGCTCCTCGCTGCTGGCCATAGCCTTAGCCTTGGCACTGAGTCCGGCAGACTCGCGAACGAGTGCATCGTACTTGGTGGCTTCCTCGTCGGTAAACTTGATTTCACCACCGTTAGCTTCACGTGAACGAGTTTCCATCTCGTCCAGCTGACCCAGGATAGCGAGCTGACGCTCCTGAATCTGTGTCTTAGTCATTTTTTCCATGTCTAAAAACGTTTTTATAGGGTTAATAATTAAAGTGATTCCATGTCGATTTCACGACGGCGACGCTGGGCACGCAAACGGAGCATCTGACTCTCACGGGCACGCTGTGCCTGCTCTTCGAGTTCGCGTTCCTCCTGTTCGGCTTTTGCCTTTTCCTCTTCCTCAGACTTTTTCTTGGCTTCCTCTTCGGCAGCACGCTTAGCGGCTTCCTCTTCCTCGGCCTTCTTCTTGGCTTCGTCGTCGCCACACTCGCGCTTCAGCTGTGCTTCAATCGCCTTGTCGATGGCCTCCGAAGCCTCACGCAGCCCGACGGTGGTCTGCTCGTAGGCAGGGTGGGTGACGATGGCGACATCATAGAGGCCGGTGATTTTCTTCACATGGCGCAGCCACACCTCCTTGCCGTCCTCGATGTCGTTGGTCTTCTCGTAGCTCACGCCGTTCTCCGAGTCCTCCCAGTCGTCCTCGAAGGCGAACGACATGCCGGTGATGTCGCCGCGCTTCATCAGCTCCAGCGCATCGTTGGCGTTGTTGGTCTTGGGTAGGTCGCAGCGGCAGTCGATGCCGTCGCCACGGAGTTCAAGAGAGAGGGTGTCCTTGTCGGAGTTGCGGAAACGTCCGAGCACGTCGGGCACCATGTTCGAGTGGTTAAGATTCAGGATCACGTCGGACTTCGCGAGAAGTTCACGGCTGATGCAGCCAGGCTCCAGAATCTCATACACCTTGCGTGTGGAGCTCCAGGGTGTGAGGTTGACCGAGCGCACGCCGAAGACGATCGGACGGCCCTCAATCTCGCGGCTCTCCTGCTGCCCCTCCTGTGGCTCGCGCAGTTGCAAGCCGCAGTCATTGGTTGGGATGAATCTTGTCTGTTTCATATTCTCGTTTTACATTTGAAAATGTTATCTACTTATCGGGCGTTTTAGCGTCCTGGGTTTACTGCGCGTCTTACGCGCTTGGATTGTTTCTCTCGCTGCTCTTGAAGTTCTTGCTCCAGGGCGTCGATTTCCTCTTTTGTCGGGTTCGGTGTCATACGCTGTCAATTTTTAATCATTAGGTAACAACTTGCGAACTGTTAGGTAACAGTTGCCGAGTTGTTAGGTAACAGTTTATTTTTTGTCTGCTGGCGGTTCCTCGCCTACGGTGTACGTGCCGGGCTTCAGTGTGGTGCTCGCGTCGCTCTTGGCGATGAGGGCTTTCAGCGTCATGAGGTTGGCCGATGCCATTGGCACGTCACCATCCTCAACCGCTGGCATGTCGAAGTCGCGGCGTGCCTCGTTCACGGTGCAGAGTCCCGACTGCATCTTCAGCTGCGCCACCTTCGCACGGCGTTCGGGATCCATCACCATCAGCGGGTCTTCGCAGATGTGGATGTCGCGGGTGCCGTAGTCCTTCATGCCGATGAGCTTGCGGGCAATCTCCTTCTCGTTGCGGTTCTTCAGCGGCAGGATGGTTCGCGTGTGGAACTCCATCGTGGCGTTCTGATAGTCGTTGTAGTGGCTGTTGGTGTCGAGCATCAAGAGCGGACGCGGTACGCCCCAATAGCGGGCCACGTCGTCGTAGGTGATGCCCAGTTGCTCCAGCATCTGCATGTCCTGTGCGGTCATCGAGAGGTTCTGGAACGATTCGAGGCCGTGCATCGAAACGATGTCGTGACCCGAGTAGAACTTCTTCTGCATCTCCTGGGCAGTCTTGCTCACCTCCCTTGGGTTTAGCAGTCCTGCTGCCAGCGTACTCGCGACCTGTGCCGGTTGCTTCTCGCTGATGATACCCTTGATGCGCCCGCCCTTTGCCGCCGTGTCGAGAGCCTGCGAGCGCAGGGTGCGGTTCAGCGTCAGAGCCTCGAAAGCGTAGAGCAATGTCGATTTTCCCCAGCCGTTCGGGTAGCGGAAGTTGTTGGGGAAGTGCAGCACGTCGCTGGTCGGCACGTTCACCTCCGTCTTGTAGCCCTTGTCGGTGAGATACACGATGCTGGCATAGGTGGCGGTGTTGATGTTGTAGCCACAACTCTTCACGAGCCACAGGTGCAACGGGAAACCGAACTCGTCGCGCTCGATGTAAACAAAACCGTTGCCCGTCAGCGTGCGGTTCAGCTCCACGAGGTTCCACAGGTCGGGAGCCGTCATGATGGGGTTCGCTTCCTCCTGCAACAGATAGTTGATGCGCTTGCCCAGTCCGCGCATGTCCTGTACGAAGTTGTCGCGCTCGAAGTCCTTCTTGCGGTACTGCACCGGCATCACGCTCATCGTGTCGCCACGCAGCGTCACGGCACGATAGACCGCCGACACGGAACAAGCCGCCTCCGGTGTTCGCGTCGCCACGATGCGCTCCATGTAGTCGCCGCCCTCCACCTTCGTAGTTTCGGGTGGCATGGTGCTGCTGGGCACACCGGGCACGGATGCCTCGCGCACCATGATGGCGTTCTCAGGCGTAGCCGCTTTGAAAAGATTACTGAAAAAACTCATATCTTATTCCTTTTTACTATTCGTGCGTTTTGTGGTTTTGGGTTTACTGCGCCGTTTCGATGATGGTCAGGTTCTTCATGATCCACGCGGATATAAGCCGCTCACCGATGAATGAGATACACCGCATATGATAGTCGGCATGCTCTTCACCGAAATGCTTCACGGCATAGGCGCGCCAGCGTTTCAACTCGTCTTCCTGAGTGTCTGGGTCGCCAATCAGTCTGCGACGGATTTTCTTTAGCAATGGGAAAAGCCACTCCACCATGCGGTCGTAGTCCTTAGTGGTCATCACGAAGCAACAACTCCTGACCAACAGATGACCATTGAGG